GTCATTCGTCGCCAAGTCGCCGGCCGCCGCAACGCGGCCTTCGGATTCAATTGCGTTGCCAACTGCGAACGCCGGCCGCGCCAAGCCGCCGGCGGTTATGCGTGACGCAAAGCCTTCGGCCGTGCCGCCGGCCGTCCATGCCGTTTCAACCTCACCTTGCACCCGGTTCGCGATTTCATCGGCCGCGATATCAATGCGCGGACCGATGCGCGAAAGGATAGCATCGGCCGACGGCATGCCGCCGGGACCGGCGCCTTGATTCGGGCCGACCGTCGGCAAGCCGGCGCGGCGTTGCGCGCGCTGTTCCGACTTGGCCCAGCTTTCGACGGCCGAAGCGAGCGTTGACGCATAGGACGACACCGCGTCACGGTATTCGGCAAGGAATTCGTCATACACGGCCGCGTTGGCGTCCGGGTTCCAACCGTCGGCAACCGCGGACCATACCGCCGCGCGGTGACGTTCGGCAATCTCACCGATTGACGATTCAACGCGCGAATCAAGCGCCGAGCGTTGCGCGTCATTCGATGCCCATGACACCGCACATTCAACGCCGTCAAGCGGCCGCCACGTCTCGAAAGGCACGCCATCAGCGCCGATGACTTCAACACGGTCGGCAAGGCAACAATCGCGCGCCTCGACACCGGCAAGCCGGTCTTCGGCCCAACGTCGCGCGGGGTTGCCGCCCCACAAACCCCAGGCAATCCGGCCGGCCGACGGAAACCCCGGTTCACCGGGCCGGAACCCTTCGGCGTCGGTGTCGGATTCGTGCCGGTCAAAGTAGGCTTTGATTCGTTTGAGCGTATCAAGCGACACCGGCCGCCGGTTCTTCAGGTCGCGCGCGCGCGCAACGCCGACTTCGGTGCCGCCGCGGCCATGCTCGCGACGCCAAGCAAGCGCCGTTTCGGCTTCGTCGGCCACACCTTTCGGCACCGGGAACGATTCGTCGGCAAACGTCGCCGGCGCGGGTGCCGTGCGCGTTTCGTCGCGCGCTTCGCGCGGGTCAAGGCCAAGTTCTGCGCGCATTCGGTCTTCGTCGGCGGCTTGCCATGACACAAGGCCGGCCGCGGCCGCTTGCGCCAACATCGTGACGCGCTCGGCCGTGTTGGCGGATTCTTCGCCAATCGTTCGCAACACCGGAACGCGGCCAGCGTAACCAATGCGACGCGCAACCCATTCGCCAACGCGGCGGCCGAATTCGGCAAGCAATAGATCAAGCTGCGCGGTTGTCTGCCAACCGTCGGCCGCTTCAACCTGTTGGCCGAGCGCAAGCGACCCGCGCGACGAATAGCCGAGCGAATAAAGCGCGCGGCCGAGCGCGTTGTCAATCTGCGCGTCAAGATATTCGAGCGCCGCGCGCGGGTCACCGGCCGCGCCGCCGGGGTATGACAAATCGACTTCGTAGCCTGGCGGCATAAGCAACCACGGTGCCGCGCCGCTTTGCCACGCTTCAAGCGTGTCAAGCATGCGGTCACGGTCGGCCGGGGTTTCGGCCATCGGCGCGGCAACCTTCGCGACGCCGGCGCCGAAGTAACTGTTGCGCTCGGCCGCGGTTAGAAGCGAAATCCAACGCTCAACAATGAACACAAGCGGCCGAAGAATCGAAACGCCCTCCCATTCACCGGGCGCGCCGCCATGCTTCAGATACACAAGACGGTCGGCCGGGATTTCGACATAACCCGTCGGCGTCGCTTGCGTCACCTTTGCGAGCCGTTGCCACGTCGGCGGCGCCGCAACCCATGCTTGAACGCTTGAAGCATGCACGGGGTACAGTTCAAGCCGCAGACCATCAAGCGAAGCCGTCCGGCGCGGCGCGGCATCCGGCGCGCGCACAAAGCGACACTCGGCCAAATAGTGTCCGGCAAGATAGTATTCGGCCAAGTCGGCGCCGAGCGATGCCCAACCGCCGATGTTGTTTTCGGCGTCGGTGAAGACTTCGGCAAGCAGCGCGTCAAGGTCTTCGCGAAACGCGGTTTCGCTTGGCCGTTCGTCTTCAAGCGGCGCGAATTCAATGGACGCCGAACCGATGGCAAGCGCAAGGTCACGGCACCCAACGGCAACGCGAGGATGACCGCGGCGCATCCGGTCAAGCTGGCCAGCGCCGCCGCCGGTGCCACGTAGCGCGCCGGGGTAAAGCTGCGGCGTCGGGTCGCGCGACGGCACGGCATAACCGGCAGTTGACGAAGGCGACAACGCCGAACGCTTGTGTGCTCTATCGGTCAAACGATGACGCTCCGCTTTGCCGGAATCCGCAAACGTGCCGTTCCATTGTTGTCAAGCGGCTTGCGAACGTCAAGCCCTTGTTTCGTATACCAGCGCCAAGCAAGCGCAAGCGCGCAAACGGCGTCATCGTGCGCGCCGGCCGGTGCCGAGTATCGAACGCCAAGCCGCGCGGGTTGGTATTCATAGATTTCAAGTTCATTGCGCAAGACGCCATCGATCAACCCGACCTTGCCGCGCTGAATGCCGGCGGCCAAGCCTTCCATAATTGACTGTTTGCTTTGCGACGTGAAGACGAACGGCACAAGCGCGGACCCTCGATTGACCAGCATTTCGGCAACAGGGTCACCGACGCCCGTGGCATCAACGAACCCCGGCTTGCGGCCGGTCAAGTCAAGCAAGCGTTCAACCGTGCGTCCCCACGTATCGCGCCAACGCTCAAACCGGCAAACGCGGCCGGCACGGTCAAGGCCAATCGCAACCGTCCAGTCATGCGAGCGCGCAAGGTCGGCACCCCAGCACACAGGCTCGGCCGACGACACCGGGCCGACGCAAGCCGCAACCGCGTCAAGCCCGAACGGGTTGCCGCCGTCATCCGAAGGTTCGGCAAGATAGAGTTCGCGAAATACGTGGCCCGGCAACACCCGCTTTGCGTCTTCGATTTCGGCACGGTCAACGACGCCGCCGGCCACGGCATCCCATGCGGTAAGCCGCGCAAAATGGTGGTCCGGCTCACCGGCTTCGGCGGCGCGCGAAAGACGATAATGCCAATTCGACCGGCCGCGAACGTTGCCAATCGCGCGAATCGGTCCGCGCGTTGCGGTTAGCGTTGACCGAACGGCAAACCATGCTTCGTCACGGCAACGGCTCGCTTCGTCAATAACGGCCGAGCGCACGTCTTCACCGAATAGGTTGTCAGGCTGTTCACCGCTTCGGAATGCCCAACGCGCGCCGTTGACCAATCCGATTTCGAGCGTTGAACGCGACTTCGAAACGACCAGCGGCCGCGGTAGCATGCCGAGCGCGCGTTCATACGCCATGCGCGCTTGTGCATAGACCGGCGCAACCCACCAGTGGACGCCGCCGTCTTCGATGACTCGGCCCATTTGCCACACCAAACAACCAAGCGTCTTGCCGGCCTTCGTGCTCGCTTCGATTACGACATAACGCGCCGGATGATAAATGGCCTCATGCTGCGCGGGGTATAGCGCCGGAAGCCTAACCTTCACCGGCCTTCACTGGGCTTGGTACTTCAACGGTCAAGACAACCGCGCCGGTGACTTCGGCGGCTTGTTCGTCCAGGCCAAGCAACCGCGCGCGGCGCTCCATGATGCGAATGGCCGCGGCAATCGCCTTTGCCCCGTCGGCGTCACCGTCGGCAAGCATGTCTTCGGCGCGGCGCCAAAGCCGGTCAAGCCGTGCGAGTTCAACCGTTCGCACGTCGGCCGCGGTTTCGGCGTAGCTTTCACGATGGTCGGCAAGCGCGTCGGCCACATCGCGAAACGACGTCTTGACGTCAACGCCGGTTGCTTCGGCAATCGCGCGAAACGTCCAACCCATTGACCGCAGTTCGAGCGCGCGCGCCATCCTTTCTTGTCGCTTCTGCGTTCTCATGTTGCCCCCTTTGCGTTGCGCAGCTTCCAACCGTACCAAGCCAACAACACGGCATCGGCCTCGCCTTCGCCAAGCTCGAAGCCGGCAATTTCTTCGGCGGCCGCTTTGAGCCTCGCCTTGTGCGACGCGCGGCCGGTCCGGCGCGAAGCCAAACCAAGCGCCGATTGCCAACGCCGCGGGTCAACGTCGAACCGCCGGACGCCATCAAGCGCGACGTCAAGCCGGCCGAGTTCGACGCCGATGGCATGCGACGACGCGCGACCATGCGACTGAAGCAGCAACGGCCGTTCGACATACCAGGCCGACACGTCACATGAAGCGCGCGCTTCCATCGCGCAACGCCAAAGTTGCGAACGCTTCGGTTCGGCTTGCCACGTTCGCCACGTCTCGCCGTCGAAGATGGCAATGCCGCCGCGCTGGCCTATGTCAACGCCGGCAATCATGCGCCGATGATACGCGCGCCGGCTCGAGCGCGCAAGGCTGCCCCACCGCTGCCCCACTTTGGTGGGGCAGACCTAACCCACCGACACCGTTGAACAATTCGCCGTGAAACATAAACCGCCGCCCCACCCCGGTGGGGCAGGCCTAACCCCGCGACACCGTTGAAGTTTTCGCCGTGAAACATCGCAATGCCCCACTTTTGGAACATATACCTTGCACGGTTCTCGCGCATGCGCGCACCCGCGCGCGTATAGGGTTATGTTTTCGGGAATAGTGGGGCATTTCTTATATATATATATAAAACATCAATCATATCTTACACTTACGCCGCCCCACCCCGGTGGGGCACGACTTTCACGAAAACTGCCCGATTCGCCAACAACGGCGGCAAGTTACGCGCTGCCCCACCCCAGTGGGGCACGGTGGGGCATTTCGGACATTGACAAGCCAACGGCCGGACGTTATCCTGTCGCTGTCCCGTAACTGTCAACGGAGGTTTTGAGCAATGGTTCACGTATGGAAGCGCCGCGGCCGGGTCGCGGTTGTCGAGCTTGGCGACCGTGACGAAGGCAAGCGGTTCGCGGTTGTCACGGTTCACGATGACGGCACGGTGAGCGCCGCGGCGCCGCATGACCTGGCCAACTTCGGCCAGCGTCGGCGGCCGTGGTCGGTTGCCGGTGTCGAATTGGTTGCGTCACTTCGGTCGCGCGAAGCGGCCGGCAAAGCGTTCGCGAGGTTGACGGCATGACAGTCATTCGCAAGGAGGATGTTATCGGCGCGATTGACAAGCAGCGCGGAGAATTCAAGACGGCCGACATTGGCGCGGCGCTCGGCGTTCATTCGCGCCGGGTGTCGGGTCACATGGAAGCCCTCGGCAACGCCGGCCGCATCAAGCGCGTTCGCAAGGAAGGCCGCCGCTACATT